CAGGTGTTCCCAATAATCTGGGTCTGGCTCCTCTTGGTCAACATCATCGCCAAGGAAAACAGCGTCAGTGTAACGTTGGTTCCTGGTGCGTGACGTGGCCAATAGGTGCAACCCCAGTTGACATAAAGAGTTTATGGTAATGGTTCCAAAGAAGCCAGTTGTCATAATTCCCTTTACCTCCTTTACTAGTAACACGTTGCCTACTTGATACGTCTGGTGGCCAAATACGTAACTCCATCGATTTGCTAGTACATTGTGCCACTCTGACGAGAGACACAATCTCTTTAGCATTTCGAGTGACCATTCAACGAGCCACGGTTGAAGGGTCCAATCCCAACTTGACTTATCACTGGCAACAGGACTGGCAAATCGGCCCATTAGTGTCTTCCAGCCACCCTCGAAGGGTGACCATCCGGCTAAGAGCGGTCCTTGACAATCCTTTGCTAGGTTGTCCACTGCTTCATTGAAGCCTCCTAGAAGATGCCGGTCCACGATCGCATCAATCAATCCAACACCCTGAATAAGCCTCCAACGTTTGTCTTTAGCCTTCTTGAGAGTGTGTGGTTCTTGTTTTATGAACACCTTCACAGGATCACCTATAGGACCGTGTTCTAGCTCAGAAAATCTGTTCAGAACTCGTTCGTATAAGTTTCGCCGCAAAGATGGACTATCCAAGATTTGTTGATTGGTCTGGACTCCATAAGAATTAAATGGATATCCAGGTGAGCATGTTCCGTCAACTTCATTGTCCAGAGTGTAGTTGAACCTTTCCCAACTGAAGGGTTTTATTCTCCAGTAATAGGGAGAGAGTTCTTCTCCTAAATCTAGACACTGCCGAAATTCATTCCCTGTAGGCTCTCTAGTGTTGTCTCGCACTTCGACATATCGCCGAGCATGCCAACAGAGGGAGTCCACGTGGTCTGAGAAGGCGGAGGGGGGATTGATGTAGGCAGCCGCTGGATTGCTCCCGAGGCTTTCGACAATTTCATCCCACTTCTCTGCAACGTCGGAATTGAGGTACTGTTTGTCTGTTCCTTGGCCGCACTGTCCTTGGATTTGAGTAAGGCAAGTGATTTCAGCGAATTCTGTATCGCTTGCTTGTTCGCTTCCTTGGAC